TTGTGTTGGCAGAGCAGTTGGGTGTACGCTCACAGACTCAGTACAAGCAAGAGTACTTGGGTACATTGTTTACCTCTGACATGCTGTATGGCGTGAAAGAGTTGCGTGATGAAGCTGCTGTTGCAATCGCAATGGCTGCCTAATTAGGTAAAAGAGGCTCTCTTCGGAGGGCTTCTTTGTTAAAGGGCTTTCTTGTAGAGCCTTTCAACAAAGGAACAAGGAGAAAACATGGCTATTTATCGTGGGCCGGGAGGTAGTGGCGATGCTACTAATGATGCTTCCATAGCGGCTGTTACAGCCCTCACAGTACGTGCTGAAGATGCTGCTGATGCGGCAGGTCTAAGTGCAACTGCTGCTGCTAACTCGGCTGGTACTGCCACCACAGAGGCCGCTGCCGCTGCTCAAGCGGTCATAGACGCTGCTGATGCCTCTAGGCTTACCGCAGGTACAACCACCACAGGAAACCCCGGCACAAGCGCTTCTGTGGCTATTACAGGGGATGCTGGTGAGCAGGTAGTATCTTTTACAATTCCTCGTGGTGATGTAGGTGCTACTGGCGCTACAGGCCCACAGGGTGAGCAAGGTATCCAAGGCATCAAAGGGGACACTGGCGATACTGGGCCTCAAGGCATCCAAGGAGAAACTGGTGCTACAGGCCCACAAGGTGAGCAAGGTATTCAGGGTATCCAAGGCATCCAAGGAGAAGCTGGTGCTACAGGCCCACAAGGTGAGCAAGGTATCCAAGGTATTCAGGGTATTCAGGGCGAGACAGGAGCAACAGGCGGTGGTGTTAATGTTGGCGGTACGACTGGTCAGGTTTTAACCAAAGCAAGTGCTACTGACTACGATACCGAGTGGACTACTATTGATGCTTTACCAGATCAAACAGGTAACAGTGGTAAGTATTTAACCACAGATGGTACTGATGCTTCTTGGGCTGTGGTGGATGGAACCCCTGCTGAAGGAATTATAAACGCTACTTGGACAACCGCTGGTAGACCTGTTTCACCCGTTGCTGGTCAGCAAGGGTTTAACACAACCACAAAAGCGTTTGAAGTTTATGACGGTGTTGAATGGGTTATAGGGGCGCAAAGATTTGTACTCTCTGGTGGCACTGTAACAACGGCTGGAGGTTTCACATACCATACTTTCACTTCAGCAGGAACCCTTACTGTTGCAGGTAGTGGTTCTGTTGACTACCTTATTGTTGCTGGCGGTGGTGGCGGAGGCCCAGATTGGTCTGGCGGTGGTGGTGCAGGTGGTTATTTAGCAGGTACTACTTCTCTTTCTGCGGGGAGTCTGGCAGTTACAATTGGTGCAGGGGGCGCAGGTTCTATAGGAAATATAGCACCCGGTAGTAGTGGTAATAATTCTTCGTTTAACTCGCTGATCGCAATAGGTGGTGGCGGGGGCGGTAATGGTAGTGGCGGTTTATCTGGAGGTTCTGGAGGTGGTGGAGACATCGACACTACTGGTGGCTCTGGTACAACTGGTCAGGGTTTTGCTGGCGCTGACGGGAACAGGGCTAACTCCTTGCAAGGGGGTGGCGGTGGCGGTGCGTCAGAAACAGGTCAGGTGCAAGATGGAGGTGATGGCTCTCAATGGGTAAACGGTTCTTACTACGCTGGCGGCGGCGGTGCTGTTAGAAACGGTAGTACAGGGGCTGGTGGCCTCGGTGGTGGGGGCACAGGCGCAAATGGCGGGACTGGCGGAACTGCTGGCACTGTCAATACAGGAGGTGGTGGTGGCGGTCAAAACGGTGGTGGTTTTGCCGGCGGTTCAGGTATCGTTATTGTGCGATACTCAACATAAGGAAATAACATGGCACATTTTGCAAAAGTAAATAATGGTGTTGTGGTGCAAGTCATTGTTGCCGAGCCTGAGTTCTTTGATACATTCGTAGACTCAAGCCCCGGAGAGTGGCTACAAACCAGTTACAACACATATGGGGGCGTACACGTTAACGGCGGTACTCCATTACGAAAGAACTACGCTGGCATTGGGTTTACATACAACCGTACACTTGACGCTTTTATCCCTCCAAAGCCATACGCAAGCTGGACTCTTAACGAAGACACTTGTTTGTGGAACGCACCAGAACCAGTGGAGGAATAAATGGCAAACATAGACCCCATAGAATATGGGAGACTGACAGCACAGGTTGAGAACTTAACCTGTAAAGTAGAGAGCATGGAGACAGACATTAAAGAGCTACTGGCCTTGGCTAACAAAAGCAAAGGTGGTTTCTGGATGGGTATGTCTATAGCCTCTGCTGCTGGTGGTTTACTTACATGGCTTTTAACATATTGGAATAGATAATGCTTGCTGAACTTGCGATAGCCAACGCTGCCTTTGGTGTTATTAAGGAGACTATAGCCAATGGTGGTGACATTATGGCAGCGGGTCAGCACATCTTCAAGTTCTTTGATTCTAAGTCTGAGCTTGCAAAGAAGGCTAATAAGTCGGGATCAGATTCAGAAGCTTTCTTTGCTCTCGAACAGATTAAGCAACATGAGGCGGCTATCCAAGAGCTATTCATCTATCAAGGCAGAGCAGGGCTTTGGGATGATTGGTTAAAGTTTCAAGCGGAGGCAAAGCGTAAACGTGATGCTGAGGCTAGAGAGATTGTGTTAGCGGAGATTAAACGTAAAGAGAAACTGTGGGCTGTGATTAACGGGTTCTTAATTGTTGCCTCTGTCCTAACAGGGGTAGGTATTATAGCTGGTTTCATCTGGCTTGTTGTAACAAAGGGTGCATTATGAGAGAATTACCAAAGCGTAACCAACGCTCAAAAAACAATAAGAAGAAGAAGAAATGAAACACACAGTAGGTAAAGTAATACAACCCGCTGTGCTAACAGAGTTGTTTAAAGTCCCCGCAGGTTATAAAGCTGAGGTTAGTACCTTGTTTGCTAGTAACCGCCAAGGGAATAACAAAACTATCTCCATATACTGGCAACACGCTCACGACATAGACCACAAGATTTATATTATAACTGAGTATGTACTTACCGCTAACCATTACGTACAGTTTAGCGACAGTATGGTTATGCAAAGCGGTGACTCCTTACAAGTGCTGACAGAAGCTGCCTCGTTAATGAATGTTATGGCTTCGTTTGACCTCAGAAAAGAAGCACAAACTGTAGCATTTGATGGCGAATAAGCTTGACAAATTGAGAAATCTGTGGTATAATACCAACAAAGGAAGAAACAAATGACATATTTAGAACTTGTCAATAAGGTCTTACGTCGATTGCGTGAGTCAGAAGCAGGGACTGTGCAGGGTGTAGGTGATGTTAACAGCTATCCTCGCCTGATTGGAGACTTTGTTAATGAAGCAAAGAGTCAGGTCGAAGCTGCGTGGGACTGGAGTGCTCTTCGGTCTACCTTGACTTTGAACACCCAAGCCGATGTCTTTAACTACGAGTTGAATGGAGCAAAGAATAACTTCAAGGTGTTAGATGTCTGGAATGACACTAAGGACATTGAGTTACAGTACCAGACTAGCTCTTGGTTTAACAAGGCATTTATAGGTAGTGATGCCCCAAGAGGCTGTCCCTACTACTACAACTTTAACGGTGTCAGTGTAGACCGAGATACTCAAGTAGACTTATACCCAATCCCTGATGGGGCTTATGCCTTACGGTTTAACGTCTTGTTACGTAACCAAGAGTTGACAGCGGATGCAGATACTGTTGTGCTCCCTACCCGTCCTATCATCCTGTTTGCTACGGCGATGGCGATTGAGGAACGTGGTGAAGACGGTGGTCAACAGAGTATTAACGCCTACGGTGCTGCTCAGTCGGCATTGGCAGATGAGATTGCAATGGATGCTGCTCGTCACCCAGAGGATACTATTTGGTATAGCGTATGAAACAATTACAAACACTCTCAGTAGTCTCTCCCGGCTTCTTCGGTTTAAACACCCAAGAGAGTGGTATCACCTTATCTCCTAACTACGCGCAAGAAACTAACAACGTGGTCATTGATAAATATGGTCGGTTAGGTTCTCGTAAGGGTTGGCAGATGCGTACACTAAACGGTGATACTCAGCTTGCAGGTAATCCCGTAGAGTTCTTGATGGAGCATATTAACGGTGATAACACTGCTGTCACTATCTCTGGTGGTAATAATAAGTTGTTGTTAAACGGTTCTAATGTTGACAACTTTGTAGAGATAACACCTGCTGGTTACACGATTACAAAGAATAATTGGAAGGGTGCTTCTCTTTTTGACCACGCTCTAATTGTTCAAGAGGGACAAGCTCCTATCATCTACTGTGAGAATGAGTCACCAGTGACGCAGACTCTTAATGATCTCACAGGGGTTACTCAGTCTTTCGGTACTAGCCACCCAAGGGACGTACTCGCTGCCTACGGTCGGTTTTGGGTACATGATGGTTCCTTTGTCTACTGGTCAACGGACATAGCAGACTCAGCTTTCCCAGCCTTTGCAGGAGGCACTAGCGGCTTCTTAAACATAGCCGCTGTCCTGCCTAACAACGTAGACACTATCGTTGCCCTAGGCTCTTACAATGGCTTCTTGGTTATCTTCTGTGAGCGTAACATTGTTATCTACAGAGGCCCAGAGAACCCACTAGGAGACTTCTCGCTTCAGGATGTTATCGCAGGAGTTGGTTGCGTTGCTCGTGATAGTGTGCAGGGTACAGGCAATGACTTGATCTTCCTATCTGATACGGGTATTCGTTCTTTGGGTCGCTTGATTCAAGAGAAGTCTGTACCGCTACGTGATTTAACAGCTAATGTCCGTGATGACTTGTTGGCTGATATAACGATAGAACGCTTTAACACATTGATTAGAGATAGCGCTTCTGACCTACGAAATGTAAAGTCAGTGTACTCTGAGCTAAATGCTTTCTACCTGCTCTCCTTGCCTTCTCTAGCAAAGGTATATTGCCTAGATATGCGTAAGCCTTTAGAGACAGGGGCTGCTCGTGTTACTACTTGGAAAGAGTATGAGGCAAGAGCATTCTCCCGCACCCGTGGTCGTGAGTTGTTAATGGGTAAGCCTGATGGTATCGGTGTTTATAACACATACACAGATAACGGTTCAGCCTACCAGCTTAAATATGCCTCTCACTATTTGGACTTAGGGATGCCTACTACCAATAAGATGCTGAAGCAGATTAACGCTACGGTTATCGGTGGTACTAACCAAACCTTTGTTATCAAGACCAGCTTTGATTACCAAGATAGCCCTCGTTCTTACCCCTTCACTATTATAACTGGAGAGGTTTTTGAGTATGGGATTGCTGAGTATAACATTGCTGAGTACACATTTGGTGTTGTTCTCGAAGCAGTTAAGAGTAGTGCTGGCGGTAGTGGTAACGTAGTTCAAATCGGCTTTGAGGCTGAAGTAAATGGTAATGAACTGTCAGTACAAAAGATTGACATGTTTGCTAAAACAGGAAGGATAAGTTAATGGCAAATTATTTAAAGGTTACAAACTTTGCGGTTAAGGATGGTTTAACCACAGGTGACCCAAACAAGATTGTTAAGGGTGCGGAGATTAACTTCGAGTTTGACGCTATTCAAACATCAATTAACGGTAAGGCTGACTTAGAAAGCCCTGTCTTTACTGGCGCACCTAAAGCACCTACGGCTCCTTTGGGAACAGAGACTACACAACTAGCTAGTACCCTGTTTGTTAAGAATGCCATTGATGCTATTCCAGCGGGGACTACTGTAGGAAC